ATTAACCCATCCGACTTAACATCGAATTTTAATGATGCGTATGCGACAAAAAACATCATTATGATTGATGAAACTACCATTGACAAAGTGCATGCTATTGAAAAATTAAAATCATTGGCAACGGCAAAAACAATATCGGTGTCGCAAAAGTTTGTGAGTCATTACTCCGTACCTTTTTACGGCAAAATTATTCTTTGCACGAATAAAGAAAGTGATTTTATGCGTATAGATGAAGAAGAAATACGTTTTTGGGTGCGAAAAATTAAACCTATTACCGGGAAGAAAAACACCAACATCGAAAATGACCTTAAAAACGAAATACCAAAATTTATTAAATACTTATTGCAACTGCCTGAAATAGATTTTAGCAAATCGCGCATGGTATTCACCAAGGAAGAAATAATGACCGAGTCGTTAGAAATAGTTAAGGAAGAAAGCAAAAGCCAATTACGCAAAGAAATCGAATATCTATTTATTGATTGGTTTGCTAACAATGACAATATCGATATGGTTGAAGTAACGGCAAAGGACATTAAAGAAAAATGGTTTGGCACTAACAATCAAATTTCAATCAGTTACATCCGCAAAGTTTTAAAGGATGAAATGAAAATGGTCAATTTGGAAACAAAAAAGTACAAAGGGTTTCCAGATGCCAATTCGACCTCGCAAAAGACAGGATTGCCGTTTGTGTTCACAAATCCTTATCGAGTTTATAATGAGGATGTTAGGAAAAATAAGGCATCAATCGAGGATGCTGTTGATTTCTAAAAGTAATCTTACTAAAATTACTATTACTAACTAACTATATGATAATCAGCAAAGTAATAAATTCGCAAAAAGTGAACATAACTACGGTGTTTTTTCGCAATATAAGAAACGTGGGAGTTTTCCGTATTTCTTTATTACTATATATAATATATATATATATATATATATATATTATAGTAGTAGCAAGGGTTTGCCGTGGTAATTTTTTAGTAATAAAGTCGGTAATAATTCGGTAATAATCCAAAAAGTAATTTTTCTTGACATTCAAAACAATGCTTATATTTGCAACCGATGACAATCAAAGACCTCAACACCTACCTATTTGAAATCAAGCGCAGGGACAACCCAAACTTCCCCGAGCATGCATTGGTTCCTGTTAAGCATTCGGACAAAACTGCAAACGGATTAGAAAAGGCCATTGTTGCTTTTCTGCAAGCAGAGGGATGGCAAGCCGAACGTATAAAGAACACAGGCCGATATGTAGATGAAAGCTACACCTATGTGAACGTAATGGGTCAAACACGCAAGGCGGGAACGGGGCGGTATATTAAAGGCACGGGAACGAACGGAAGTAGTGATTTGTCGGCCACAATCAAAGGCCGAGCGGTCAAGGTGGAAATTAAAATAGGCAAGGATAGGCAATTCGAAGTGCAGAAGAAGTACCAAGCAGACATTGAACGCGCTGGGGGTGTGTATGTGATTGCCAAGGATTTTGAAACGTGGCATGGGTGGTATGCTAAATTCATCGCAGGTTGATTTTATTTGCATCAGTCGATGATTTGTATTACCTTTGTCGCAAAATGCGTTTAAAAGCGAAATAAATGGCATACGGAAAGAAATCGGGTGGGGGTAGTCGAAAGGGCAGACCTAACCAAGCCACAATGAAAGCCAAAGAAATGATTAACACGGCCATCGATGGGCAGTTGTTACATTTTAATGACACGATGAACCAAATAAGAGAGGACAACCCAACTGATTGGGCAAAGATAATGGTATCAATGTTCAAATTTGTGATGCCTGTTAAGTCCGATGTAAGTGGGGAAGTAACATTGTCAACAATCAAAGTCATTCGTGAGTGAAATCCAAATCAAACTCCGCAAACGACACGCAAATCAGCAGCACATTATTGATACTGCCAAGCGTTTCAACGTGCTTAAGTGCGGTCGCAGGTTCGGCAAGACATCGTTAGCAGAGGAGTTAATCATTGAACCTGCATTGGATGGCTTCCCGGTAGCGTACTACGCACCAACATACAAGGATTTAGAGGAGTTTTGGAACATCATCAAGCACATTGTACACGATGTCATCAAGTCCAAGTCCGAGCAGTTGAAACAAATACGATTGATTACTGATGGTGTAATTGATATGTGGTCAATGGATGACCCCGATAGTGGTCGAGGCCGTAAGTATAAGCGTGTTGTGATTGATGAGTGCGAGAAAGCGAGCCATTTACAAACCGCTTGGAATGGAACTATAAGGGCAACGTTAACCGATTTCAAGGGTGATGCGTGGTTTCTTTCAACCCCGCAGTTTGGCAAGACCTATTTCAAAGAGTTGCACCAAAGAGCAACCGTTGACAAGTTCATACACGAGTGGCAGTCGTGGAAGTTCAGCACGTATGACAACCCATTTATAGACCCCGATGAGATTGAAAGCGCAAAGTTAACAACCGACCCATTATTCTTTCTGTGCGAGTACATGGCCGAGGATGTGAGCATTGGTTCAATGTTGTGGGCATACGCTTACGAGCCGAGTAAACACTTGGCCGAGTTCGACCTCAACCCAGCACGCGAAACGATATTGTCGTTCGACTTCAACCGCAATCCAATGACCTGCTCCGTGGTTCAAACGGATAGGTTCAACTCGATTGATGTGTACGAAACCATAAAGATACCCAACTCCGACATCTACCAAATGTGCGAATACATCAAGACCGTGTATGGCAACAGGTTATACATCGTAACAGGTGATGCTTCGGGCAAATCGGGCAGCGCAATGGTAGCTGATAACCTTAATTACTACAAGATAATTGCAACACAACTTAACCTCAATATGCGACAATTTCAAGTTCCGACTATCAACCCGAAGATAGCCGAAAACAGAGTGCTTGTCAATTCGTTATTGAGCCGTGGCAATGTGCGACTGCATAAACACAAAACAAAGGCATTGCAATTCGATTTAGAAAACGTTAGTGTGTTGGCTGATGGTACATTGAAGAAGCAAGACCGCAACGACCCTGCACAACAAGCCGATGCGCTCGACACATTTCGGTATGCTTGCAACGTATTTTTAAACAATTTTATTACAACCTAAAGAAATATTATTACATTTGCAAAGATGTATTCCGTAATCATTCCAACACTATGGCGCAGCACACGAACGCTGCGATTGATTAGCGACCTTGTTCAATGCAATCGTGTTGGCGAAGTCATCATCATTGACAACAACAACGGTCAAATAGCCGAGGGAGGTAAAGTTAAAATCATTTCAAATGGGCAAAACAATTACGTTAATCCGAGTTGGAATATGGGAGTATACGCTGCTACCTATCCATTTATCGCGCTTTGCAACGATGATATCAATTTCAATGCCAGCAAGATGTTTGAATTAGAACCCGATTACGGTGATATATTCGGCATCGGGTCGGCTTGTTACGAAACAGAAATCGAGTTTGATTACCCATCGATTTCACATACGCACTCACGCGGTCACGGATGGGGATGTTTAATGCTGATGCGCAATGAGGACTACCCACCAATCCCAAATGAGTTAAGAGTTAGTTACGGTGATGATTGGTTGTTCAAGAAACTACCGAACCGCTACAACATCAACGGCATAAGAGTAAATACCGAAATGAGTACAACATCACGCGAGGCCGAGTTCATAGCCATTGCGGAACAAGATAGCAAAATATGGCACACGCTGAACAAATAGAATGGTGCAACCTCGTTAAGGTCGCACATCCCGAATACTTCCACGGTGTTACCGTGTTGGATGTTGGGAGTTTAGATATCAATGGTAACAACCGCTACCTTTTTGAGCAATGCGACTACACGGGCATCGACATAGGGGAGGGTGCAAACGTTGATGAGGTGTGCAGCGGTCACGAATATAAGACCAAAACAAAGTTCGATGTTGTGATAAGTACCGAGTGCTTCGAACACGATAGCCACTACGGTGACACATTGCGAAACATTTGCAACAAGCTACTGAAGAAAGGCGGTTTGTTTATATTCACTTGCGCAACCGAGGGCAGACCCGAACACGGCACGAAGCGCACATCACCTAAAGATAGTCCATTCACCACCGATTATTACAAGAACCTAACCGAAGCCGATATACGTGCGGAGGTTGACATTGATAAGATATTTACTCAATACAAGTTCAAGGCACGCGCAACGTTCCCACAAGACCTGTATTTTTATGGCATCAAAAAATGATTTGCTCAACACACTACACGCAGTCAGTAAGCGGTTGCGTAAGCGACCTCAACTTCTCAATACCGGGCATCACCTCGGCAGATGATTGGCACGTTAAGTTCACTTTTCAATCGGGCGCATCTGTGCAACAACCGATAATATTCAATGGCTACACTAACGAGTTTACCATCAGCAATGAAAACCATTGGCACGTAGGCACAGGCGAGGTCGTGTTTGAGTTCTACAACGATGCAACAAACTGCGCACCTTTTGAGTTTACCCATTGCGATGTGACCTACAACGGCATCAACATCAATTTCACAAACATTCAAACCGACAACGACTATGTCAGTATTCCATGCACTTGCGCTGAATAGCTTGATTATTATGGGCATTCACGTGCTGACACGACACGGTATGCTCCTACAACCATTCGTTAACGATGATTGGAACGAGTACATACGCAAACCATTGTACGACTGCCCACCGTGTATGTCATCGGTGTGGGGGGTATTAGGTTGGCTTTACTTTGCGCCCGACTTCAATATCATTCTATATTTACTTGCGTTGTGCGGTCTTAACGGCTTGCTATCTGCGATATTTTACTTGACATGGGAACACACGAACGAATAATTACCGAGGCAGGTTGGCAGTTTAAACGCGAGAGTTGCGGATGTGGTGGGGCAGAAAAGAAGCGCACCTACGTTAAGGGCAGCGACCAACTTATTTACTATACACGAACAAAAAAAATAACCGTAAACAATGTTGTTAAAACTATTCAAGAAATCGAAGCCAACGTATAAAGCCGACTATCCTTTGGAGTACGCATTCACCTGCAATGGTGTTGAATACTTTGAGTTCGTTGACAAGAACAATCTACCTTACGAGCGTGGGCTGGAAGCGTTAACGTTCTACCAAGAAATGCAAAACGGTGTCACTAACGACTACCTAAAAGCATACAATGCAAAGATGAACCAACTATTATCCGACCCACGAAAGATTAACCTCAACGAGATTATAAAGTTGCAGGCACGCTTTGAAGAACGTTGCAATTATATCGTAAGCAAAGACATCATTTACAAGGTTGCATCGGTAGCATTTGTGGACAAGAACGAGCCATTGACACGTTACGACTTCAAGATGAATGAGAAAAAGATTGCGAATTGGAAAGAGAATGCTGGTGATAGTTTTTTTTTGTCAATGCCAATAAAGAAATTAGTGCCGTTTTTGCAGAAATCAGGCGACACTTCCCTGATGTATTTGAACATAGTAGAAAAGATGGACAAGATACAACAGGATATTCTTTCATTGCAAACATTAGAGAGGGAATTGCAAGCCGAGAAAGATTGAAGCTAACCGTGTTAAAATATTTGCCCGCTAATTATCCGATAAATTTATTATCTTTGTACGATTTCTTTTTCTTTGCAAACGAAGCAAAGAAGACACCACCTAAACCACAACAAACCAAACGTTAGTGGAAAATATAATAATAAAGTTTGTAGCCGACACATCGGGTCTTGAACCTGCGATTAAGCAGTTGCAACTACTCGGCAAAATAACCGATGAAGATGCGGCCAAATTTAACGCAATAAATCAAGAACAAAAGGAGTTCATACAAAACGTGAACAAGTCCGCTACCGAGTTTGGCAAGTTGTCGAATGAGGTGGAAGATTTGGCGAAAACGATGCAAGGCGGGGCATTGGATAATTTTGCTGACAATTTAAAAGAAGTTACCGAAGAAACTAAAAAAGCAGGTAACAATTTCAAGTCATTAAAAGCCGAATTGCGTGAGTTAAAGGCACAGATTGCAAGCGGTACACTTGGCGAAAAGGAATTAAGAGAAGCCACCAAACGAGCCGCAGAATTGACAGATGAGTTAGGTGATGTAAACGATAAGGTTAAAGCATTAGCAAGTGACACAAAACGTATTGATGCGGTTGTAACTGCATTTAAAGGTGTTGCCGCAGCCGCATCGGTTGCCGCAGGGGCAACGGCCTTGTTCGGAACGGAAAACAAAAAGATGGCCGAAGCAGCACAGAAAGCACAAGCAGCTATGGCATTGCTTGCAGGTGTGCAAGAGTTAGCAAATATAGCAACAACAGAGGGCGCATTGAGAACAATGGCCTTGGATGCAGCACACAAAGTAACTGCCGTAAGCGCAAGGGTAATGGGTACAAGTATAGCGGGAGCAACTGCAATGGCAACCGCTGGGGTTAGTGTATTAGTTGCAGGTATAGTTGCACTTGTTACCTATCTTAACGATACAGAGGATGAAGTAGAAGCATTTAATAAAACTATTGCTAACATTGGAAAAGATGAAGGAAGTATAGAAAATGCAAAGGCGAGGATTGAATTGATAAGAAAAGGACTGACAGAGGAAGCAAAATTGCGTTTAGATGCAATAAACGAAAGAAATAAAGTTCAGTTGCAATTCGAAAAGGAATTTAGAAAAGATGTAAAAGCACTTGATGATGCATTCAACGCATTATCGGTTGAGGATAGAATTAGAGTAAATTCTAAATATCAAGCAGAAAGAAAGAAATTAGAGCAAAAAGTAAAAGAGGATTTTATTCTTGCAGAAAAAGTTTATAACCAAACGATTGAGGAAATCAATAAAGCCGTTGCTGATGCTAAATTGAAAAAAGAAAAAGAGGTTAGTGACAAGGTTATTGATAATAAAAAAAATGAAACGAGAGAGTTAATCAGGGAGGAAGAAAGAAGATTGCGCGAAGAAATAGCAGCCAATCAAATAGCTTTGCAATCAGCAACAACGATTGACCAACAAGCATTTTATTTTAAAAAGATAACCGAATTAAAAAAAGACCAAGTAAGATTAACATCGGATTTAACTGATAGTGAATTAATTTTAAAGTTAGAACAATTAGATAGTGAATACGAAGCTTTTGTCAAAATGTTAGTTGACAAAAAGTATGCGCAAGATAAATACTATGATGATGATTTAGAAGCGTGGGCAGCAAATGAGCAGGCAAAATTAGATGCAGCAAAAGCGGCAGCAGATAAGAAAAAAGCCGAAGATGATAAGAAATTATTAGAAGAAAAAGCAAGGCAAAAAGAGTTAGCAGCATTTATTATCGACCAAGCACGTGTAATAAGTGATACCTTATTCACCATCGGTCAACAAAACCGCCAAGCCACATTCGATGCCGAGATTGAGCAACTAAACCGCTTACGTGAGAACGAACTTGCAAATAAAAACTTAACCGAAGCGCAACGTGCGCAGATTGAAAAGAGATACGCACAGGAAGAAGCTAAACTTAAAAGGCAAGCGTGGGAGCAACAAAAAGCAGCCGATTTAGCACAAGCCATCATCAACACAGCATTGGCAGTAAGTAGAGCATGGACAATAGGGCCACCGCAATCAATCCCCGCATCTATTGCAGCAGGCATCGCAGGTGCAGCGCAAATCGCAATTATTGCCAACACGAAGCCGCCAAAGTTTGCCGATGGTACAGAATTTCTCGTTGGCGCAGGCACAGGCCGAAGCGACAACAACCTTGCATATTTATCGCATGGTGAACGTGTTGTACCTGCTGCGGTCAATAGTGATTACTTCCCGGCATTGTCGGCCATACACAATAGAGAAGTTGAGCCGACATTTGCCAACAACATACTAACGGCACTTGCTAACGGCACGTTTGAACTCGCAGCGCAATATCAATCAGCACAAGGTAGCAGCAAAAAATCACTTGACTACGATAAACTCGGCAAAGTATTGGAGCGCAACAAGTCAAATGTGAACATCAACATTGATGAAAATGGCTTTAACAAGTACGTTGAGAAGATGCACAGCCGAACCGAATTTAGAAACTCTAAAATGCGTATTAAAGTATGATTTGGCAATTTAGGTTAATCGATAGCAACAACATTTCAACCATTGTTGAAGAACCTGTGGGGTGGGATGGCATTTCGTGTTCATTCACTCGCAATATGTCGCACCACGGCATATTTAGCAACATCAACACATCCGACTTTGAGTGGGTTGATACGGCATACGACTTATTGTTGGCAGAGTACAACGCACAGGGCGCAAATGGCAACTATCAACTGCTCATTGAATACGAGTGCGCTGATGGTGATGGCTACACAACATACTTCCAAGGCAAGTTTGACTTCAATACACTTGAACGGCAATGCCTTGACTACTGCTTTATCAAGTGTTCAGTAACGACCACACGATGTGCAGATATATTTCTGTCACGTATGGGGCAAGATGTCAACGTATTGTCAACGGAAAACTTCGATGGCGAAACGATTGCACCGATGGGGTATAACCCATTAAATATTGAGGGGCAAGATATATTGTTACAAAACAAGGCAAATAATGATAATGGTGCAAATTGGAGTGGGCATCACGATGACAACTTAACTATAACAAATAGACCAAGATATTACTATTTTCCTGTTTATTTACCAAACAATCCAATTATGGAATTTGGTGATTTTAATGTAACTAATGTTTCACCATCACTTGTTTATGTTGCTGATGCAGAACAAGATGTTTTAATTTTTCCAAAAATAGGTGATGTTTGGCCTGCTTACACTAACTTGTCAATTTACAATGCTACTACTTCCGAAAATATTATTACAACAATAGATATTGAATGGAGGTGCAAAGGAACAATGACTATTACGGCAAGCTATCAAGGCCCTATTGATGTGTACATTTTTGCGGAACACGCAGGGTTTATTCAAAATTCGCAAGTATTAGGAAGCACATTAATAGCAAGCACGGCTTTAGTAGCATTCACTCCGTTAGTTATTAATTTTGATGTGTCTTTTACAGGCACTTGTAATAATCCACAATTAGCATTTGACCAATTAAGTTATTTTTTCAATTTAGATATTGTTAAACAAACAACAACTGGAAGTGTTGATACCATTGATATAAGTGTTGATTACGATGCAGGCGGTGTAAATTACTTCAATATGGAAACAAATAGCACCAACCCAACATCCGTAACCGACTCCGTTTATCTTCCAAACCTACTTGAATGGTTGCCGACTGCATACCTACCTACCGATTGCCCGACACTTGAAGTTGAGCCAAATTTGCGTGACTGCTTGGAGCGTTATTCAGTAACAAAGGGGTCAATGCTCCGCAACGTAACCGAGCCGAGTGTTCCGCAGTTGTTTACTAACTACGAGTTTATGTTTGACCAATGCCGTAAGATATTTAACATCGGTTGGGGTTTCAATAACAACGACACCGAGTTAACGATTGCAAACATTGAAGATTTCTACCAAAGCACCATCATTGCCGATGTTGGACTATTAAATAAAGCCACATTTACAACGGCAAAAGATTTAGTTTATGGCACGATAACAATCGGTTACAATAAATGGGAAGCCGAAGAATACAACGGCCTTGATGAGATGAATACCGAGAGGCAGTATCGCAGGAACATCAATAGCAACCCATCGGAACTTGACTTGATGAGCGACATCATTACGGCAGGTTACACCATTGAAGTGACACGCAGAAAAAACCAAGCCAACACAGGTACGAGTGATTGGCGGTACGATGATGACATATTTCTTATAAATACGTTTGTTGATGAGGGCAGTTTGTATGCGTATAGAGGCGCATCGGACACGGCAAATATGTACTCGCCATCTACACGAATGAATTTAAGATTGACACCTGTGCGAAACTTGATGAGGTGGTTTAAGACATTAGTAGGCGCACAACCGACAATCACAAACGAAACATTGAAGTTCACAAGTGGCACAGGAAATTATTTAGCAGAGTCACGATTTGCAGACCAATGCTTCATCGAAACAGGTGTGGTGTCGGAGCAACAGAATATCATCAGCACCGATGTTGTTGCACCTACCCCCATTTGGAAAACAATCTATGCGACATTTGATGCACCGCTTACAATGGTGCAGTTTGAAGCGATAAAAACAAACGTATACGGTGCTATCCGCTTCCGTTGTGGCAATGATTTATACCTTGGCAACATTGTAACATTGAGCCACGAACCGAATACCGGTTTAGCATCCTTTAAATTACTATTGAGAAGATAATGATAGAGATATTAAACATACCCAATAGCTTTGTTACATTTTATAACATAGCGAATGATGTAGGCACTCCCGAATACGTGACCGATACCGTATGTGGCATTCAAAAAGATTTTTGTTTACCTGTTCACGATGTTGGTGACATAATTTTTCAAACGCAAGTTGTATCAACAGAGGTTATAAGTAGCATTGCCTTTTACAAGATACCAACAAGCGGTACAGGAATTTTATTGAATAGTGTAGGCACGAATATAATCACAAACGGAACTCAAAACGGAGTGCCGATTTATAACATTTGGGTTAATTTTGCATCATCGGATTTGCTTGATAACACTTTCGATGGTGACTGCTTCCAATTAGGTTTTGCAGTTGGACTTGAAACAAGATTTTTTGTGAGCAACCAATGCTTTAAAAAGATTGCAGACAAGTGCTTAACAACCAAAGTGCAATACTTCAACAATGAGAATGCATTTGGCTTTGCGTATAGAACATTCAATATAAACATACCACCATTACCACCGATACCTGTACCCACCATCAACGCAGTCCGCTTGCCGTTCTACCTTAAAGAGCCAATCATTAGTAGTGACAAGAACGTGTATGTGCGTAGTGATGGAAGCCGTAAATTGTTATCAGCAAGGTTGTCGAAGAAGTACAAGGCATTAGTTGACCACGTGCCAGAGGAAGTGCATCAAAATTTAGTTGTTGCGCTCAATCACGATGAGGTTACATTCTACCCCGACAACATTACAAACGGCATTCGTGTACGTTTCGAAGATGAGTACAATAATAATTTTCCCGAAGTGATGCAAAATGTATCGATTTGGTCAGCAGATTTCACTATCTTTGAAACTCCATTTAATAACTTTAATTCAAACTGCTCATAAATGACAACAGGCATCTTAATAATCGCAGTTGGTGCAAAGGGTTACGGACAACTTGCAGGTTCGTTAGCGGCCTCGTTACGTGCCAATAATTGCACCTTGCCGATATGTTTGGCGCACCAAAAAGAAACCATCACGCGACTTGATGAAGATTACTTGGCTTTGTTTACCGACTTTGTTGAGGTCAAGGATGAGCATATCACCTTGAATGATAACATCGAATGTTACATTAAAGCCAAAGCGCATATGGATGAGTTAACTCCGTATGATTACACGTTGTTTATCGATGCCGATGTGCTTGCGTTAAACGATGGGTCAATCAATGCAGAGATTGAGAAGTTGAGTGGATTGGACTTTACCATAAAGAACAAAGGAAAAAACAAGACCGTGTCGATTTGGGCAGATATGGAGGATGTTGTAAAGGCATACGGACTTGAAGAAACCGACATTTACGAGATACACTCGGAGTTTATATGGTGGAAAAAAGGACACCCAGCAATGGTGAAGTGGGCAGAGAATTTTAGCAATTTAAAAGTTAAACACACCAACTTTGGAGGGTGCATTGCTGATGAATTGCCGTTGTTTATTGCGATGGCTCAAACAAACACGCAACCGCACATAGATGGCTACAATCCTATCTATTGGTTCAATCAAGATAATAAGCTACAAAAACGACTAAAAGATATGAAAGCCGAGGGTTATTGCGGGTTGAGTATAGGAGGCAACAACATACCAACCGTACAACGTGAAGCTTACGATGTTTTGGTCACAATCTATGCAAAGATGTTAAATTTGCGATACATTTTTAAAGCGCAACCAAAGAAGAAATGGATTGCAAATAGAACACATTTATAATGGATAAGAAGTTCACAATTATCGATGCCAAAATCGTAACGGAAATAATAAAAGACCCCGATTACGAAAGCGAAGAATACGAAAATTTTATGATTTATTCGGATGATGAATATCCGCATAAACTTATTGATGAAAACCGCCCTAACGAACACGAAATCGTAAAGGAGTACCGCAAGAAAACCTACCAACCTGTGTTTAGTGAGGTGTTTGACCGTGTGTTAAACTCCTTAAACAAGATACAACGTGCAGATGGGTTTATGTTAAAGTTTCCCGACCAATCCGAGTTCAGCAAAATCAGCAAGGATGAGAAGTTGGATGTGTATTTAACCGAGCATTTTACCGCATCGAAGTCGCTTTTTAATTGGACTTTTCAAGTAGGATTAAAGCAAGCCGTTATCGATGTCAATGGTGTTATTATTTTATGGAACGAAGAAGAAGTAAGCGAAACGGAATACACCAAGCCAACACCATACATCATCAATAGTGACCGCATCATCTACTCATACGAGGGCAACTCCATCGTTTACAAAGATGATGATGATAGGAACGTTTACTATTCGATTGACAAGTATAGTTGGAACAAGTACAAACGTGACTATAAGACCAACAAATATGTGATGGTTGAGCAGTCAATTCACAACCTTGGCATCTTCCCCGGGTTTACCATCGGTGGCATTGTTGAGGAAGAAGAAGAACTCGGCAGAGAGTACCAATCGGTTTTTCGTGCTATGTTGCCGTGGTTGAACGTGGCAACAATTGAGTTTAGTGACCTACGTGCAGAAATTACGCAACACATACATTCAACGGTTTGGATTTATCAAGACCAACAATGTGCGACTTGTAACGGCAACGGTTGGCTTATGCGCGAAAACGAGCGTGTGCCGTGTACCAATAGCGAATGTAAAGGTGGTCAAATACCGTTATCACCATACGAAACATTGCGTGTAAGACCCGCAAAGACATCGATGGGTGAAGTACCTGCACCGACACCGCCAATGGGTTACATCCAAAAGCAAACAGAGATAGCAGAGTTACAAGATAGGCGCATCAATGAAATGCGTTACCGTGCGTTAGCTGCGGTTAATATGCAGTTTTTAGAGTCAGCACCTGCACAACAAAGCGGTGTTGCAAAAGCATATGACCGAGATGAAACCAACAACACTTTTTATTCGATTGCCACTAACTTGGGGTTAATGATGGAGCGCATTTCGTTCCTTGTTGCCAAGTGGAGATACGGCAGTTTGTATGCCGATGCAGATTTGAAGCGTATGTGTCCGATTTGCATCGTGCCTAATACGTTTGATGTCTTGGGCAGTCAAACCATCGTAGAAGAAATAAAAGCGGCCAAAGATAGCACGTTAAACGATGCCGTGTTGAGTGAGATGGAGTTGGAGTTCATCAAGAAACGCTTTCCTAACGACATACAAATGCAGAATAAACTTCGCAATGCGTTTGAATTAGACCCAGCATCGGGCAAAACGGATGAAGAAAAAGCGTTGTTGGTGAGCAACAGATTAATGAGCAAATTAGATGCCATCATAAGCACGTACATTTTTGACTTTGTTGACCGTGCCATTGCCGAAAACAAGGACTTTATTAACCTAACCAAAGCGCAGAAGTATGCGATATTGGAGCAATACGCAACCGAGAAGTTGAAGAATATTGAGGTTAAGGATAAACTAATCGAAACCATACTTGGCAGCGAATAAAGACATACAAAACGTTTTAAACGCAGTTGATGAGGGATTGATTACCTTTAACGAGGCAATCCCCGCCATACAAGAGCAGATTTACCGCAGGTTGCTGCGCTTCCAAAAGGAGTTAATCGTGCAAGGTGACACGATCACGAATAGCGTTAAGAATATTCAGTTGTTATCGAGTTTGAAAAGTGATTTAGAAGACATCATTTTAAACGATACGGACTACCTCGAAAGCGTGACCAAACTTGGTAAATTATACGAGAAAGTTGACACGCTCAACTACTCATATTTTAAGGCACTTGAAAAGAAATTCAAACCGCCCAAAGTGATGGATGCCATCCGCAAACAATCGGTTTCGATACTTGTTGATAGCTTGACCGAAAGCGGATTGAATACCGAATTGATTACACCCATACGCGAAATGATTACTGCCTACACAACAACAGGTGGTAGTTACTCAAAGATGACCAAGGAGTTAAACAACTACATCAACGGCACACCCGAGATTGATGGCGCGCTTGTGAAGTATACAAAGCAGATTGCAACCGACTCAATCAATCAATATACCGCAACGGTCAATAGCGTGCTTGCATCGGACTTGGGTTGGGAGTGGTTTCGATACGTTGGCAGCAACATAAAAACAACGCGAACATTTTGCAAGGCACTCACAAAAAAACAATACTACCACATCAGCGAACTGCCACAAATTATCAAGGGTAACTTTGAAGAATTTAAAGCAATGAAAGGTCGCATCTATGACCGCACAGGGTTGCCCGATGGAATGATTGAAGATACCAACACAAGCAACTTTCAAGTGTACAGAGGTGGCTACAACTGCGGACATCAAGCGTACCCTATACCGACTGCGTTAGTACCGAAAACAATTATCAATCAACTAAATAAATAAACAAATGGAAACAAATCCGACACAAATCAAAAAGTACAAATTGCTACTTATTACCGATGCACGAGGTAACGAAAAACACGTGCCACTAAACAAAACAAACAAAGATTTTTACACCGCGTACAAGTCAACCTTATCAAAGGACAAGCGCGAGAAGTACAAAATTGAAGAAGTTGAAATGACTGCCGAAGAAGCCGCAGCCATTGGAGTGGCAGAAGCGCACGCGGAACTTTACCCTGCACAACGCAAAGGTCAAGTATCGCAGCAGTCGAATGACATCGTTGCAATGTTGCTAAAACAAAATCAAGAACTTGCCGAAAGATTGGCGGTGATTGAAGCTAAAAAAGGAGGAGCCAAGTAATGCCAAAGGGAACAAAACCAACTAAACCACGTGGCGGTTGCTGCGGTGGTAGTCGTTAATCAATAATTTTTAATTTTAAAACAAAAACAATATGGCATTATTAGCTGAAATTTTAGAACAACTTTTGCCGAAAATAGGCATACAACAAGGCACGGAAGAATTCAATGCAATCGTGCAAAATAAGGGTGTAGCGTTTGAAGTACCCGACAAAGTAAAGGAAGCACTCCCGACATTGCTCACCATCGATGAGGCAAAGCACAATCCAACATTAAAAGCGCATTATTACGGTAACGCCCTTGACCCATTTAACAAAAAGGTTGAAACTTGGTTGAAAGACAACGGTGTTAGTGATGATGATGCAAAGGCAATCAGTGAGAACAAGAACACGTTTGAGAAGATTGAGAAAGCCATCGCAGCAATCGCAGCAACGAAACCGCAAACGAAAGCGAATGATGCTGAATTGAAGCAAAAGATAAACGAGTTAAACTTGATGCTATCACAACAACAACGTGAGCGTGATGAGGCCGTTAATAGTGTGCGCAATGAGTATGAACAACGCTTTACAGAGCAAGAAATAGATGCCATTATCGGCTCAAAACCATTGCCCGGTCAGTTCGACACCGATGTTGAGCGTAAGATTGCACGCGAGTTTCTAAACAAAAAGTTAGCCGAGAGGAACGCTGCAATAAAAAGAATTGATGGAAAATTAAAATTAGTTGCAAAAGATGATGAAAAAATGTTTATCTTTGACAACGGAAAGGAACTCGACCTTGACACTCTCACAAACATGGCTTTGGCCGACAATAAGTTTATCAAAGTAAATGGCAATGGTAGCGCACCGCCACCGAAGCCGACACAAGGTGGTGAACCACCAAAACTTAACAACGCTGCGAACAACGCAATGGCCGATTTAGAAAAGGCACTTGAAGGATTTAAGTAGTAGCACAACAACAATAATAAAATGGCTTTAGGATATTGCCCCGCGATGCTTATGCACATGAAATATGTGATAGGCCAAAACGCACCCGAACACAAAATCACTCCAAGTGGTTTATTACGCGCAACACTTGAAAAAGGCGCACAAGCGACACCTGTTCAAGATGCGCTTTCTTTAAGTAATCAAGCAGGTCACATCAAGGACTTACGCTTAAAGTATTACAATCGTACAATCCCTGCTCAAATGTCAACAAGCGACAACTGCGATGTTGACTTGGTACAGGCATACGATGAAATGACCATCGACACAACTTCTATTGTGAAGTTTGGTTTACATTTCGATGATGCAACAATCGCACGTTACTGCGATGAGGCATCTGCTTCCGTTCAAATCGGTTCAGCACCAACACCATTTATGCAAGAACACCTTGCAGGTCTTATGGCTGCAATGAATGGATTTGTAGGCAAGATTGACCAAACATTGTTAGGTCAAGTTGTATGGGGTACTAACGCAGTATCAGGCAACAACTCTGCCGTAACCGTTAACTTTAACGATGACAACACTATCAACTTGTTTAGCGAGGGTTGGACAAAAGTATTGTCCGACTACCAAGTGAACGAGGGTTATGGCAAACCTATTGTAATCGGTAGTGGTTTAGTAAATAGCGCAATGATACAAGCGAGCAATGCCGCAATGACTCAATATGCGCAGTTGAACAACAACGCTGCTGCTGGGAACATCGATTGGTATCACGACCTTTACGCAACATCTGCTTGGGGTTCAAACCAATTCGGAGTGTTTATGCCGGGTACATTCGGACTTGTTGAACTTGACAGATACAGAGGTTTCCGTGCGAAGAAGTTAGGTACTTCAACGTTTTGGAATATGGCCGTACCTGTTGATTTACCGGGTGCAGATGGTATGTTGGGAATGTTAAACATCGACTTTCAATTAA